CCGGATATTGGTACCCTCGTAGCCGCACTTAATGAACGCGTGTTCAAGTGCAAGGTAGAGGGCCGTCTTGTCCCCCCTCCTGAGGTTGATGAACGAGTAGTCCAAATGAGACTAGGACCGTTCGCGACGCTGGTAGGCCGCTTTCAATCCACCCCGGAAACCTACGACGCAGTCGTGGCGAAGTACACGGGTCGCAAGAAAACGATCTACGAGAACGCGATGCGGAGCCTGTTGATGGAACCCGTGAACTCTCTCGACGCTCAGTTGAAGGCCTTCGTCAAGGCGGAGAAAGTTCCTCCCAACAAAGCACCCCGATGTATCCAACCACGGTCCCCAAGACATTGTTTGGAAGTCGGGCGGTACATTAAACACATTGAGCACCGATTGTATGACGACATCGCCAACATCTTTGGTGATGGTCCAACCGTCATGAAAGGGTTCAATGTGCAACGTGTGGGAAGGATTTGTGCAGGGAAATGGCATTCATTCCTGAAACCAGTAGCTGTTGGATTAGACGCCACTAAATTCGACATGCATGTACACAGACATGTGTTGGCATGGGAACATGGCATCTATACCAAGATCTTCGCGAGGCATCCGAACTTACGGACGCTGCTAAACCGACAGATGTACAATGTCGGGCGAGGCTACTGTGATGACGGGAAAGTCAAGTACCACTTTGTGGGTAAGAGGTGTTCAGGCGACATGAATACTGCTCTCGGTAACTGTCTCATTATGTGCGCCATGGTTTGGGCTTATGCTCGAGAACGTGGCGTCAGCATTAAGCTGATGAATAATGGTGACGATTGCGTGGTGTTCATGGAGCAATGCGATCTGGAACGGTTCTTGCATGGTTTGCAGGAGTGGTTTCTGGAACTCGGATTTCGCATGGAGGCGGAGGCCCCTGTGACTGAGATTGAACAAATTGAGTTTTGTCAAATGCACCCAATCAACACGGCCAATGGTTGGACCATGGTTCGTAACATCCCGAAGATATTGCACAAAGACTTGCTATGCTTGCTGCCAATCCGAAACAACACAGAGTTGCAGGAATGGCTGGGCGCAATAGGAACTTGTGGAGAAGCGATGACGCATGGAGTACCAGTGCTGAGCGCGTTCTACCACATGATGAGGCGAAATGGTAGTGTAAAGACCAAGATGGGATCCCAGTTATTGTTGCATTCTGGGGCCCAATTCTTGAGCCAGGGAATAGATCGAGTGGAGGACGAGATCACCCCTGAGGCTCGATATGGAGTGTGGCAGGCCTGGGGTATCCTCCCTGACCACCAGGTGGCGTTGGAGAAGTATTATTCCGAAGGAATAGTTGAATTCTCCAATGATCGTGTGGATTCTTATGAATGCATACCAAATCCAACACTCCTCTGAGTTTAATCTCTACACCAACATGAACTCACGTAAACCAAATCAATCTAACTCTCCACAAATGATTTCACGACCCACCGTAACCAGAACGGGGGGTCGCCGAACCCGTAAAGCAAAGAGGGGAGGAATCGCACACAGTCAACAGCTCGTCCCGCTATCGAAGTCCTACCACATCACCAGTGACACACTGGGCATGCGATTAGCCACAACAGTATCAATTCCCAACGATGCTAGTGTGGCCGGATCTGCCCGGCGCGTCATTGCTCTGTGGCCAGGTGCGATAGCGACCGTAAACTACGCTAGTCTCGGGAATTATTTCCCTGTCCTAGCTGGACTCAAATCCAGCTACGCTCGGTTTATGATTTCTCATTTGAAGGTAACAGTCACCTGCACCAGCCCGTACACAAGCGGAGGCTTCATCGCTTGTAACTTCGAGGCTGACAGTACAGGAGTCTCAGGGCCCCCATCGTCGCTTGGGGACGTCACGAACGCCAACGTTTATGCCGTCGCGACTCCGGGGCATCCAGGAACATACACCACCGATGTTTGTTACTACTTCAACGACTGGAAGAATTGCACCCAGGATGCCGCCGATCCATCTGATGTTGTGGATGCTGGCATCATGCAAATTTGGGGTGACAATTCCTCCTCCGCAGGCGTGGGCGTAGGGCTGCTCACTGTTGAATGCGACTTCTACTTTGCTGGGTATCGGTCATTGAGTTAGAATCAGGCTTCTTAACTCGACGACAAACGCACAGTAATGGGATTGTGGGAATCAGGAAAAGAAATAAATAATATATATATATCATGCATGTTAGTGTCGTCCATATATGTGTTTGCATGTGTCAATAAGACAGAGCGTGATAGCGTCCGGGATGTGGCCCTTGTGTTGGGGGTGTCAGTACCGGCTATGCCGAAACGGGGTGGTGCCCGATTCCGACGACGCGATATCACAACACCGCCGATGTCAATTCCTACCAATTCCATTGCAAGGCTGCCGGTTGGCAGGCGTCCGGGAGTCACGATATAACATTCGTGAGGGCCTCCGCGGGACTTCCAGGTTGCAAAACCAATGCTCAATTATCCAACTTTGTGTTGGG